TGGCCGCCGCCGGCGCACATCCTGTTGAACTACGACGTCGTCGCTCCTGGCGGCGCGGTGCTCTCGCTCCGTCGAGCGAGTGAGATGGAGGAAATACGCATGCAGCCTTTTCTCGCGATGATTACCCCGCTCAGTAGCGGCGGACAGCCTGACCAGGGTCTGCCTGGCCAGCCCAACTATCCCGATCAGGGTTTGCCTGGTCAGCCGCCGGGCATCTGGCCGAGCCCCGGTTACCCAGCGCACCCGATCGCGCCCGGTCGGCCGCCAGGGATTTGGGGCGGCCCGCCAACTTACCCCGATCAGGGTTTGCCTGGCTGGCAACCTCGCCCTTCGCATCCGATCGCGCCAGGCGGACGCCCGCCTGGAATCTGGGGCGGCCCGCCGAGCTACCCCGACCAGGGGCTCCCGCCGATCTATCATCCCGGTCACCCTGACCATGGCTTGCCAAGCCAGCCCGGCGTCTGGCCGAGCCCCGGTCATCCTGATCAAGGCTTGCCGCCGAGCGGCCTGCAGCCGCCGGCCGGCGGTCAACCGGTGCCGCCGGATCAGATCGCCATGCCTGACCCGCCGGAGGATCTGGCTGACGACGTGCTCATCTCGATCTACAAGCCCGGCCAAGGCTGGACGACGACATCTTATGACGTGCCAGGCACTGGCAGAAGCACGAAGTAAGCGCGCGCGTTTGGTGTAGTGTGTAGGGCCGCATCGATGGCGATGCGGCCAACTCCAAGGAGGAAAGACCCATGGCCAGCCAACCGCAGCCGCCGGCCCCGCCGCAGCATCGGCAGTCGCATGCGCAGGAGCCCAGCCCCGAACAGAAAACCGGGCCGGCTCCCGAACCGCGCGAGCCGCAGAAATATGACCGCCCGCTGCCGCAGCCCGGCGACAAGGATTACGTTGTCGGCCAGCCGATCGATGACGCGGAGGCGGACAAGGTCGAGAAGGAGCAGCACGAGCGCTTCGTCGCCGCGCAAAAGGACAAGAGCCATGAAAAAGATTGATCCGAGAAGCCCCGGCGCGTCGAGCGCCGGCGACGACCATTGCGATCCGCACGGCCATGGCGTCGGTTCGGACAGCAGCGGCGGTCATGTCGGCATGGGCCGCGATGACGGCGGCAATTTCTCCAACAGCTCGTTTTCGCGCGGCGGCGTCAGCGAAGATGGCGACGCGATGGTGGCGAAGTACCGGCCTGGTCGAGGCGGAGGCGGAGGCGGCGGCTCCTCAGACGCCATCCCGTCCGGCTCCGAGCTGAACGAGGACGGCGACGGCTACGCTTGAACAACGCCGATCGCCGGCTCCTGCTTCTCGACCGGAAGAAGGAGATCCTTAAATCGCGCGCCAGCCTGATCCCGTTCGCGCGCTACATGAGCCCCGACCCGGACAACCGGGTCGATGTTTTGCGCTCGTCGTATGAGGTTGCGCGCCACCACCGGGTGATCGGCGCGGCGCTTGAAGAAGTCGAGGCTGGGCGGATCAAGCGGTTGATGATCTCATGCCCGCCGCGCCACGGCAAGACCAAGCTCGCCTCGATGCTGTTTCCGGCCTGGGCGGTCGGCCGCAACCCGCGCAAGTCGATCGTGTTCGCGACCTACAACGACAAGTTTGCCCAGGACATCGGCGGCGTCGTCAAGACGACGATGCAGTCGCCGCTTTACCGCCACGTCTTTCCAAAACTCGAGCTGCGCTACGGCGGCGCGGCCAACGATCGCTTGCGCATCGTTAATGGCGGCGATCTGTTCTTTGTCGGCGTCGGCGGCACGCTGACCGGCCGCGGCGGCGACATCAACATTCTCGACGATCCGGTCAAGAATCGCAAAGAGGCTGACTCGCCGATCGTGCGCGAGGGGCTGTGGAACTGGTACAACAACGTTCTGCGCTACCGCATGATGACCCAGGACGCCGCCTTGGTGATCATCGCCACGCGTTGGAACGAAGACGACATCATCGGCCGCCACGTCGACCCGACCAATCCCTATTACAACGAGGAAGAGGCGGCGACCTGGTCGATCATCAATCTGCCGGCGCTCGCCGAAGAGGACGACCCGCTTGGCCGGCGGATTGACCAGCCGTTGTGGCCCAGCCGTTTTGGCACGCAGTTTCTGCTCGATCAGCGTCGCGCCGACGCGCGCGGCTTCACCGCGCTCTACCAGGGCCGGCCGACGCCGGCGGAAGGATCGTTCTTCAAGAGCGACCACATTCGCATCTACAACAAGATGTCCGACCTGCCGCACCCGGATTCGCTGCGCTATTACGGAGCCAGCGACCTGGCCGTTTCCACAGGCCAGGAGAACGACAAGACGTGCCACATGGTCGTCGGCGTCGACCAGAACGACAACATCTGGGTCATGCCTGACATCGTGTGGGCGCGCCTGTCGAGCGACGTCTCGATCGAGGCGGTGATCAACCTGATGGCGAAATATCGGCCGATGCTGTGGTGGGGCGAGAAAGGGTCGATCTCGAAGTCGATCGGACCGTTTCTGCGCAAGCGCATGCTGGAGAAGCGGGTGTTCTGCTCGATCGACGAGATCGCGCCGATCGCCGACAAGCAGGCCCGCGCGCAATCGATCGCGGCGCGGATGAGCATGGGCCGGGTCTATTTTCCGCGCTTCACCCGGTGGTTCAGCGACGCGCACGACCAATTGCTAAAATTCCCCCATTCTGGTTTTGATGACTTCGTCGACACGCTGTCGCTCATCGGGCTCGGGCTGATGAAGCAGGTTCCGGCGCGCGGAAAGCCGAAGGCGCGGGAGGGGGCCCCGAAAGAGTTCACCCTGGCGTGGGTGAAGGAGAACACCAAGCGCGCCGAACGTGAGGCGCGCGCCACAATGGATGGCTGGTGATGCCTGGTCCCACAGACCCGACTCAAGCGGCGGTGCAGGGTTTATTCGGCACGCCTCAAGGCATCAGCGGCGCGCAGATCCTGCAGCAGGGTGAAGCCGAAGCGAAGATGATCGATCGCGAGCGGCCGGACCCGCCGCCGGCGCGCAAGGCGCTGGTCAAAGCCTGGGCGGCCGAAGTCAAGCACGCCAAGAAGCACTGGAAGCCGGCCTTTGACCGGATGAAGGAGGACCAGGATTTCTGCCTTGGCAAGCAATGGTCGAAGAACCCGAAAGAGAAACGCTACGTCGCCAACATCACGTTGCGCGAGGTCACCCAGCGGGTGTCGTTCCTCTACGCCCGCAACCCGAAGGCGGTCGCCAAGCGCCGCGAGATGATCCTCAATACGGTGTGGGACGGCACCGAGCAGACCCTGCAGGCGATCCAGCAAGCCGGCGAGATGGCGATGCAGAGCGGTCAACTCGCCGGCGCGCAGATCGGTCCGCCGCCCGCCCCTGATGGCGGAGGCATGCCGGGCATGCCGGGAGCGCCTCCAGGGCCCCCCGGAGCGCCTCCAGGCTTTCCTGAGGCTGGAGCGCCCCCTGGGCCTTCTGGGCCTCCTGGCGCGCCTCTTGGCATGCCTCCGGGGTTGGGTGGTGGTCCGCCACCGCCCAACCCGATGAATGCGGCGCTGAGCCAGGGCATGGCGATTATCCAGGACGCCAGCCAGGTCAAACAGCAGACCGAGCTCCTGGACAAGATCGCCAAGACGCTTGAGCTGCTCTACGCCTACCAGGTCGGGCAGCAGCTCCACCCGTTCAAGCAATTGATGAAGATGACGGTGCGGCGCGCGCTGACGGTCGGCGTCGCTTACGTCAAGCTTGGTTTCGAGCGGGTGATGCAGAAGCGCCCCGACGTGATCGCCAAGCTATCCGACATCAATGAGCGCCTCGGGACGCTCGAGCGTCTCGCAGCGGACATCGCCGACGACGAGAGCGACCCCGACAGCGCCGAAGCCGAACAGCTGCGCCTGATGGTGCAGGATCTGCAAGCCGAGCAGGAGTTCATCGCGCATGAGGGTCTGACGTTCGACTACCCCAGCTCGTTCTCGATCATCCCGGATACCAAGTGCATTCACCTGCGTGGTTTTCTCGGCTCCGACTGGGTGGCGGAGGAGTACATTCTCAGCCCCAATGAAGTGAAGGAAATCTACGGCCGCGACGTCGGCAAAAATTACACCTCCTACAGCCGGCCGGACGGCGGCATGAACGCCGGCGCGCGGGCCGGCCTGCTGCAGATCGGGCCCGATCGCGAGAAGGGCACCGGCGACGACAAGCAGTGCTGCTGCGTCTGGGAGATTTACAATCGTAAAGACGGGCTCGTGTATGTCGTTTGCGACGGCTACCCGGATTTCATGCGCGAGCCGGCCGCGCCCGACACACCGCTCGAACGGTTCTGGCCCTGGTTCACTCTGACCTTCAACGAAACCGACCACGAGGACGACATCTTCCCGCCCTCGGACGTGCGGTTGATGAAGGACATGCAGCTTGACTACAACACCGCCCGGCAGGGCATGCGCGAGCACCGCCGGGCGGCGCGCCCGAAGACGGTGGTCGTCGCCGGCGCGCTCGACGCAGAAGACGTCGAGAAACTTGAATCGCACCCCTCGAACGCCATCCTCGAACTGAACGGCCTGCAGCCTGGGCAGAAGGTTGCGGATCTCCTGCAGGCCTTCACCGGGCCGGACATCAACCCGGCGCTGTACGATGTCGCGCCCTATTTCGAGGACACGCTGCGGGTGGTCGGCTTCCAGGAAGCCAATATGGGGCCAACCAACTCCGACACCGCGACGCAATCGCAAATCGCCGAAGCCTCGCGCACCACGACGATGGATTCGAACGTCGACGACCTCGATGACCTTCTGACCCACCTGGCGCGCTACGGCGGGCAGCTTCTGTTCTCGAATGTGGCGGAAGCCACGGTGAAGCGGATCGTCGGGCCCGGCGCGGTCTGGCCGGACCTGACCCGGCAGCAGATCAGCGAAGAGGTGTGGCTCGAGATCGAGGCCGGCAGCTCGGGCAATCCGAACCAGGCGCAGGAGATCGCCAACGCCCAGAAGATTTACCCGCTGGTGATGCAGATCCCCGGCATCGACCCCGAGTTTCTGGCGCGCGACCTCCTGCACCGCCTCGACGACAAGCTCGACCTCACTCAGGCCTTCAAGTCGCCGCTGCCGTCGATCGTGGCGATGAACACCATGTCGCGCGGCGGGCCG